AGATGCCGCAGATATAAGCGAAGCACTTTTACAACGTTTAGACAAATTGGAGTATTAACAATGAGATTTACGGCAGATTTTGAAACAACCACAGACCCTAATGACTGCCGTGTATGGGCGTGGGGGTTATGTTTAATAGATGATATTGATATTTTCTATTATGGTACTACAATTGACTCATTTATGGATTTTCTGAAAGAACACAACGAAATTACTCACTTATATTTCCATAACTTAAAGTTTGATAGCGAATTTATTATTTATTGGCTGTATCATCACAATTTTAAATATGTAAAAGATAAGCGCGATGTAGTATGCAAAAGTTTTTCTACGTTGATTAGTGATAAAGGTCAGTTTTTTTCGATGGAGATTGGAATTACTATGCAACGCACTGTTAAAATATTTGATTCACTAAAAGTTTTACCCTTTTCTATTGCTAAAATAGCAGACGCTTTTCATTTGCCGTTTAGTAAACTTGAGATTGATTATAATGCTTACCGGGCTCCAGACCATAAGTTAAAAGATGAAGAAATTAAGTATATTAGAGGAGACGTAACTATTGCGGCCTTAGCGTTAAAGCAATTATTTTCACAGAACATGAAGAAAATGACAACTGCTTCAAACGCTATGGCAGAATATCGCGAAATCGTTGGTGAATCAACGTTTAATAAATGGTATCCTGTTCCGGTTTATGACGCTGATATACGCCAGTCTTATAGAGGAGGGTTTACATATCTAGCTGAACGGTATGCAGATAAAGATATTAAAGAGGGCATTGTGCTCGATGTAAATTCACTTTACCCGTCTGTAATGTATTATAGTCCTCTTCCTTTTGGGGAGGGTATATATTTTGAGGGAAAATATGAACAAGACAAAGAATATAATTTATACACGCAGACGTTTAGTTGTATGTTTGAGCTGAAAGAGGGGTATATTCCTACAGTTCAAATAAAGGGTTCACTTGCTTTTGTACCTACAGAGTATTTAAAAAGTAGTGGGGATGAGTATGTGACAATGACTATGACAAACGTCGACTTGGAAATGTTTCTTGAGCATTACGAAGTATATGATATAGATTACCATTGTGGATGGAAGTTTAAAAGTACTACTGGTTTATTCAAAGATTATATTGACAAGTGGAACGGGGTAAAAGTGCAGGCAACCATAGAGAAGAATGGGGGCCTTCGCACGATTGCTAAACTTATGTTAAACTCACTGTATGGAAAATTTGCTTTAAATCCAAAAGTCGCAAGTAAAATTCCTTATCTGGGGGAAGACGACGTAATTCATTATTATGTTACGGATATAGAAGAGCGTGAGCCTATCTATATTCCTGTTGGTACATTTATTACTGCTTGGGCTAGACATAAAACAATAACGTCAGCACAGAGCGTTTACGACCGCTTTATATATGCTGATACGGACAGTTTACATCTAGAGGGCTTAGAAGAGCCAAAAGGTCTGGAAATATCGGACACTAAGCTTGGTGCTTGGAAAAAGGAGTCTGTATTTACTCGTGCAAGGTTTCTACGCCAAAAATCATATATGGAAGAGATTGATGGAAAGCTAAAAATAACATGCGCAGGTATGCCGCCTGCATGCTATCCGTATGTAACATGGGATAATTTTCATATTGGAGCAACGTATCCTTTCCGGCTTAGACCGATGCACACACAAGGCGGCATTGTATTAGTCAATGCACCGTTCACAATTAGAAAATAAAGCTTGACAAAAATTAAATGAAGAGTTATAATAATGATGAGGGATAGGGCGGTTCAATTTACTGCCGTTGTCGGGGAAGCTACGGATGAAAGATGTCGCCTCGAAACTATGGAATTTGCAAGCCGTTGTAAAACTGCCCTATTGCCTCCGAGAATATTAGAGGGTTTTACGATGTATTGGGATATAAATAAAGCATTGTCATATAATAGACTTTTCAATTTTGTTGTTGGTGCCCGAGGCGTTGGTAAGACATACGGCGCGAAGAAATGGGCGATCAACGATTTTATCAAAAATGGAAATCAATTTGTTTACGTTAGAAGATACAAAGAAGAGTTTAAGAAAATTCCGAAGTTTTTTGCAGACATTCAAGATGAATTTGAAAACCACGAATTAAAAGTGGTTCCGCCGAATTTCGTAATTGATGGCAAAGTAGCAGGAACGTATATTGCGCTTTCTACGTCTAAGATCGAAAAATCAACTCCTTATCCGGAAGTGACGAAGATCATATTTGACGAGTTTATTCTTGACAAAGGATTTCACCACTATCTACCGGACGAGGTAACGAATTTTCTAGAGCTTTACTCAACAGTAGCAAGATCAAGAGACGTTAAAGCATTCTTTCTTAGCAATGCGCTTTCAATTACAAACCCGTATTTTCTGTATTTTGATTTAAAACTACCGTATGGTAAATCGATTACTACAAAGGACGATATATTACTTGAATGTGTGCAGGATTCAGAATACGAAAATATGATGGCGCAGACCCGTTTCGGTAAACTGATCGCAGGAACACCATATGCAGATTACGCAATTAAAAATGAGTTTTTACGCGACGATAAAAACTTCGTTATGAAAAAGACCTCAACGTCAAGTTGCCTGTTCGGTCTTAAATATAAAGACGAAATATTTGGAGTATGGTCTGATTATAACGCGGGACTAATGTTTGTTTCATATGATATTGACCCGAGCTGTACGCTCATCTATTCAACGACACTTGATGATCATTCGCCGAATACGATGCTAATGAAAGGTCATAAATCTCGTTTAATTGAGATATTTGTAAGGTGCTATAAAGAAGGTGTTGTTCGCTTTGAAAGCGTCAATATAAAAAATATGTGCAATGATATCATTAAAATGACTTTATAAGGAAAGGAGGAAAATGGATGGCTCATAAATATTTATTCGTACATAATAGAAAAAGAATTCTAAAAGATATAGGTTTATATGTTGACGAATGTACAACAGAGAATAAAACTGAAAGTTATAAAAAAGCTGTTTTAGCCTTAAATAAAAAGTATCTACCTAAACAGTACCACACAGAAATGTACTATATTGCATCTGATAACATCTTACGTTCAATAGATAATATTAGACTTGCAAAATCAGAACATTTCAAAGTAAATGAATTTAGATGTAATTGCAAAGGAAAATACTGCGCAGGTTATCCTGCGGTTATTTCAAAGAATTTATTGATTGATCTTGAGTCTATCCGCAGCAGTGTAGATCAGCCGATCACAATTACAAGCGGGTTAAGATGCAAACGATATAATAATTCTCTGAAAAATAGCTCAAAGGTAAGTGCGCATATGACAGGTAAAGCGGCTGATTGGTGTTCCTCTGTAACAGCAAAGCGTTTTAAACGAATTGATCTTTGTAAATCTTTATCAATGTTACCACACCACTTATTCTGTTACACAGACGAAACTAGAAATAATGGACCGATGGGAACTTCCATTCATTACGAAGTCAAATGACAGTAGAAACTTTAGTACCTTTAATAGGAACGGTTATTACTGGGCTTGTAACTTTAACAGGAGTCATTATTACAAATAAAGCATCCGGTGATAAGATACAAGCTGATATGAAAATTCATCAAGCGGTGATCGAGAACGAACTAAAGAATATCGAACGTCGTCTAGATGAAAATGAGGAACTTGTAAATCAAGTTCCAAGGATTGACGAAAGGGTGAGGAATCTTGAAAAAAGGTTTAATGTCAAGACTTGAACGCTTAGGAAATACCCTACGAAAAAGAGATGTGTATCTGATACTTGCTATATTCAACTGCTTTTGGGTAATGGTGGTATCAATTATACTGATGTTTCGTGAGGGTACCGTAAATGATATCATTGTGACTGCGTGGTTTACTCTATGGGCTGTTGAGTTATACGCGCTTGCTTTAATTAAAAAATCGGAGAGGATAAAACAAAATGATAACGAAAGAGAGATTGATGGGGATAGCGAAGAAAGTGACTGAACTTTCCGGTGATAATGAGGAAATTATGGCACTTCTCGCAGAAGTAACAACGGATTTTGACACACCAGTGCAGACACCGCAAGAAGATTTACAGGATAAAGACGGTGTTAGCTGGAAAGTAAAATACCAAAATATGCGTGAAAAGTATATCGACCGTTTCTTTAGTGGTGACGCGCCAAAAGATGAACCGCTACCGGAAGATAAAGAAGATATTCCGGTTGAAGAAGTTAGTTTCGATGAACTTTTCAGCGATGGAAAGGAGTAAATATGCCTACTAAACCTAAAATTGTAGAACTTAACACTAATGTTGCAATGATGCTTAACGCGATCAGAACAAACGCATCACAGTCTTATCAAGATAGAATCCCAGTTGCAACACAGGAAAACATTCGTGAAGTAGGAAACGCGATTTTGCAGTTCCATGCTACACAGAATGAATTCCTTAATACCCTTGTCAACAGAATCGCAATGGTTCTTATTACGTCAAAGATGTATACGAATCCGCTGAAGCGTTTTAAAAAGGGAACTATGGAATACGGGGAAACTATTGAAGAAGTATTCGTCAACATCGCGAACGCTCAGCAGTTTGACCCAGCAGTAGCTGAAAAAGAAGTATTCAAGAGAGAGATTCCGGACGTTAACGCTGTATTCCACAGAAGAAATTATGAAAACTTCTACAAAGTTACGATCAGTGAACAACAGCTTAGAGCCGCTTTCTTGTCGCCGCAGGGCATTACTGATCTTATCACCCGTATCGTGGATTCTCTTTATAGCGGTTCTGAATTCGATGAATTCCTTATCATGAAACAGCTGATTGCAGATGCCGCAACCGAGGGCAGAATGTATCCGGTAAAAATTCCAGCACCGTCGGCGGCTACAGCAAAAGAGATCGTAACTAAGATCAAGGGAATTTCAAACAAGCTGGAGTTCCTTAGCAGTAACTACAATCCGTACGGCGTGCTTAACTTCTCTAAGAAAAACGAGCAGATTCTGATTATCGATGCAGAGTTTGATGCGATGATCGATGTAGAAGTTTTAGCGTCCGCTTTCAACATGAGCAAGGCGGAATTTATGGGGCAGCGTGTTCTGATCGATAACTTTGCTAATCTTACAGGAGTTGTAGCGGCATTAGTAGATGAATCGTTCTTCATGGTATTTGATAACTTGATCGAATTCACAGAACAATATAACGCTCAGGGTCTCTATTGGAATTATTTCCTACACCTTTGGAAAACTTTCAGTACTTCTCCATTTGCTACAGCAATTATCTTTACAACTACAGATATTGCTGTCACAGGCGTAACTGTTACCCCTGCCACCGCTACTGTTCACAAAGGTTCAAATATTGTTCTTACTGCAAATGTGGCAGGAACTGGGTATCCGCCTAGTGAAGTTAAATGGACTATCAGCGGTAACGCTTCCGAAAAGACTTATATCTCACCTTATGGTGTGCTTTATATCGGAGAAGATGAAACTGGTGATACAATTACAGTTACTGCTACTTCGCAGTTTGATACTTCTAAGACCGGAACATCAGCAATCACAGTAGAATAATGAATAATGGCGGGGCTATATCCCCGCCTTATAAGGAGATAATTTATGGCATACGTTGAGAGCGATTATGTACCTAAAACAGAAATAAGAATCTTAGCAGGAATCCCGATGGATAATACTTACACAGATCAAATCTGCTGGGTACAGTATCCGCAGGAAGTTGCTCAAGATTATCAAACAGCATATTTCAAAGACAAGACAAAATTCACGTTCACGGATTTTACATACCAACGTACAGACAGCAAAGTAAAAGGCGGTAGACCGCAACACACGATTCGTGTACCGCTTTCAGCAAATCAACTACAGAGCGTAAACTACCTTATGTGGAATAATAACAATAAATGGTATTACGCTTTCATCAATCAGGTAAACTGGGTGAATGATAATTGCTGTGAGATCGTGTATGAGATCGACATGTACCAGACATGGCAATTCAAAATGGACGCAAAAGAGTGCTGGGTCGTACGTGAGCACGCGGCAAGCGATGCATTCTTTGCAAATACAGAGCCTGAGCCGATAACAGTAGACTACTATGATGTTGTAAATAGCACAATTATCGCGCCTGATTTAAGTAAACGTTCTATTGTTATATTAGCTACCGAAAATGTGACAGGGGATTTTTCATCACCAGCAATGCTAGACGGTATTTTTTGCGGCTTGTATTATAAAGCAATACCTGCTATTACCGCAAGTGACCAAGTGAAAACAACACTTGACGCTTTTACCGAGGCAGGAAAAACTGATGCAATTACTGCAATAGTTATGAGCGTATTAGCCCCAGAAGTTGGTTCAGTCGGTGCTGGCGTTGTGCGTGATAGTGGTATTTCTTCTCGTTCTGTTTCAATGGGCGATGGATACACAGCTTCGCATAGAAAGCTTGCGTCATATCCCTATAGATTCTTCAAAATAAGAAGTTATACAGGTGAAGAGGCAATTCTTTATCCGCAGTTTTGCAAAGATGGTACACTACAATTTTACTATTATGAAGCGGCTAACACACAGGCATCTCTTTTGCTTGTACCGAAGAATTATCAAGGACGAGATGCGTCTAATGAAAATGCTGTTTCTTTCAGTGAGACTATTTCTATCCCATGGATTTACGATAATTATGCTAACTTTATGGAACAGAATTTAGGGGCTATTGGACTGAATATAATTAACGGCGCACTTGCAGGATATGCTGGGACTGGAAATACAAAAGGGCAAGGAAACGCGGCACAAAGAGGTGCTATTATTGGTGGTGGTTTAGCATTTTTATCAGAATATGCAAATGTTGTAACACAATACCATCGCCCTGACCAAGCTCGAGGAACTGCTGTTAGCGGTAGTACGGCATTCGGTTGTGGAAAAATTGGCTTTGAAGTTATTGAATATGCCGCTAACGCAAATTGTGCAAAACGCCTAGATGCTTACTTTGATGCTTATGGATATGCTACTAACAGATACAAAGTTCCGCGTCAATGGGGCCGTTCGCCATTTAACTATGTGCAAACCGCAGGTGCTGTATTTGGAAAAGGAAACCTTGGTTCCGCGCCAGTCGACGCTGTAAATGTGGTAAAAGCCATGTTCGATGGTGGAGTTAGACTTTGGAATAAAGACAGTATCTCACAAATTGAGTAGGGGGATATTATGGGAAAACTTGAAAAAGGAATACAAGGGTGGAACCCGTTAAGAGACGGGTGGAAGAACCGGATAAAAGCAAGAGTGAGAAATCAACGAACATTTATTGATTACATTACTCGCCTCGAGGAATTGTATATCAATATGTGGGAGTGGAAGAACTTACCAGAGACAATAGACGAGAGATATCTTGAGCTTGTACTTTGCGAATATGGTTACGCCTTGTATTTCAATGATGAGACAATAGGCAATCTTGCCTTAACATGTATGATAGGCGGGCAACTGAATGTATATAGAATTCCTACATACAGACGTGCTTACGCTACAAATGGTTATCAAAAAAGTTGTACAGATAAAGACAGTGTTCTAATATTCAATAATTATTTACATACGCCAGCGATGGAAACATTAGTACTATACGCAGAGCGTCTTACGAATATTGAAAGAGCAATTGAAATAAATGTTAACGCTCAAAAGACACCTGTTTTAATAAAGTGCAATGAATCACAGAAGCTATCGATGAAAAATGTATACGAGCAATGGAATGGAAATGAGCCAGTAATTTACGCGTCAAAAGGTCTTAACCCTAATGACATTGATGTGTTAAAAACTGACGCACCTTACGTGGCTAATAACTTATACACCCTCAAGAGGCAAACGCTAAATGAGGCGTTGACATTTTGTGGAATTGATAACGCCAATACAGAGAAGAAAGAGCGGTTAGTCTCAACCGAGGTTTCATCTTCTCTTGGTGCAGTAAAAGCGCAACGCTATGTTGCACTAAATGCTCGCCGGCAAGCAGCTGAACAAATAAACAAAATGTTTGGCACAAATATTGAGGTAAACTTCCGACAAGAATTCGATATGTTTAACCCAGACGGAACAACGACATTAGACAGCAGCCCGAAAAATGCTTTACCGGAACTTACAGGAGGTGAAGAATAATGGCGAAATATACAATAGAATTAGGCAAACTTATTGAAAGCGGTTATCCTTTATCCTTTGGAAATTACCCTATTTTTGACGAAGAATACAGGCAGGCACTAGAAAGCAAAATCGTAGATCATTACTACTTCAACGAAATCGGTGCAGAAACAGCAGATCGGTTCTCATTTTATCTAAGACGAAAGATGAGAGAGATTATGCCTTACTACAATCAATTATATCAATCTACATTACTTGAATTCGACCCTCTAGTAACAGAATACTATGAGAACGGATATAAGGAGATTTTAGGAATCACGCGCAACTTATACGCTGATCTTGGAAGCAGACGAGACAATAGCGGACGCGAGGCAACGAGCGAGAAAGAGCTCAAAACTCATACCGGTAACGCGGATTCCACTTTAACAGCAACAGGAAAAGAGACGACAGGACAAACTACAAATGAAAAAGAACTGGAAACAATTCAATCCCATCAAACTACTACAAACGATTTAACAGCCCAAACAGACACCACTAATAGTGGTTCTGGTAACACAACGTCATGGGGTCTCAAGGACAATGTATTTAGCGATGTTCCGCAAGGTAAAATAGATTTTAAGATGATTGTACAGCCCAGCGGAGAGACAACGATCGCCGGAGATGGGTACGCAACAACAACGAGCATTGATAAAACCCGCGAGAACAGCAAAACTTCAACAGAAGAGACCTCTAACAGCACAACAAAAAACACTGGCACAGTTGTTGTAGACGGAAACAGCACGCGAAACAACACTAAAGACGGGACGCTCAATAAGACTGTTGACGATACAAAAACAACAACAGGTAAAAACACACAATCTCTTAACGAAGACAATACGCTTGATTCTGAAAGAACCAACGAGCGCAACGAAAAATTCAAGCAAAACAGAAAAGAAAAAGAAAAGGAAAACACAGAGCGAGACAAAAAGGAATACACCAAAGGGAGAAAAGGTGTATCACCTAGTAAATTATTGCAAGAGTATAGACAGCAGATTCTCAATATTGATATGCAAATCATAGATGATCTTGAAGAGCTGTTTATGCTAGTTTATTAAGGGGGTAACATTTATGAATGATTGCAAGAAACCACCTATGCCGTGCATTCCGCCGGATAAACCAAGTTTCTGCCCGAAACCTATGCCGCCGATGCCACCTTTTATGCCGCCAGAGCCAAGTGTGGTTGAAGGAAAATCGTTATACGAAGCTTTTAATATCCTCAACGGAAGAGTAAATACAATGTGTGAAACGTATAATGATGTTATGCGCAACTGTTACGAAACTCTTGGCAATCTGTACAGAGCTGCTGAGGAAAACGGTGCTTACTACAACAAATGTGAAGTTTACACAGAAGACGGGTATGACGCAGACCAAGGAGCAACTTACAAGCTCACTCACAAAGCGGTTGTTGATAGGCACAATAACCCGATCAGAATTGAGATGCATCTTGCGTATGGCAACACAACAAATAGCAAGATCGAGCAGAAATTGAATTCTGCTTCTATGGTCGAACTTGCTGACAAGATTTTTATTGCGCAACCGATTAGTGAGGACGGTTGGTACGGCGTAAACATTTACAAGGGCGCGCCGATTCCTACTAGTGATGCAAACCAGCTATTTACTGTTGGTTTTACAAAACGCGGTATCATGCGCGTTTACAACAATACAGTAACCGCTGATCAACTCTTGAATGATACAGTCGAAAATTCTATGGGATGCTCCGGCGTCGTTATTCAGAACGGCCAGTTATGCGATGAAAACTGGACGAAAGGGATTCCAAATAGAGATATTCAGACAAGCCGTATTCTCATGGGGCAGAATATCAATACGGGCGAAGTTATTTGGCTGACGTGTGACGCAACGGACAATGTAACACACAAAGGTATGACAACAGCTGCCGCGGCTAAGATTCTTTTGCAGTATGGCTGCTCAATCGCAGTTGAACTCGCAGAAGGCACAAGTGCAGGCGCGATGGATAAGGGGCAGATGCTCATTCCTACTACTGACGGCTCTATGCCGAAAGCTTATGCATTTTGGTATATCTCCAGACGTTGTGAATATCGCAACGACTACCAAAGAGAGCTTGCAGAACTGACACAGAACTACAATTATGTAGTATGGCAGGAACAGGCGAACGAACTGCAAATTGAAGCCGCAAGAGCGGAAATTGCACAAGAGGTAGAAGACAGAAAAAAAGCTGACGAGCAGTTACAAGAAAATATTGACGCGGAAGAAACTGCTCGAAAAGAAGCAGATACTACTCTGCAAGACAATATTGATGCAGAGGAGCAAGCGCGTCAAGCAGAAGACGCTAAACTGCAAGCGGCTATCGATGCAGAAGCGCAAACAAGGCTTGCAGAAGACACAAAACTTTCGCAAGCAATTCAAAACGAAGTCACACAGAGACAGATTCAAGACGAAGCACTTTCTAACAGAATTGTAGCACTTAACACAAGAGTTACTAGAAATGAGGAAAGTATCGCAGGTCTGACTGAAATCACTACTAATCTCAATCAGACAGTTACACAACTCAATAACAGAGTAACCACAATTGAAACAGGGTACACTGAGATCAGCAACAGCATGGTAGAACTCACAAAGCAAGTGAACGATGTAAAAAACACGCTTACTCTTATTGAGGCAGGAACTACTGATTTACCGTATGTGAAAGACACAAATGGCGTTGCTACAGGTTATATCCAAGTCAATCAGAGCGCAGCAAGCGGCGTTGCAACTGTTGGAACACAATACCATAACGACAACTTCACAAGAGGCGTTAGACTGAAATCAGCCAGCGCAGGCAACACGATTGAAGTTATTGAGGGGGCTACAACTTCTGATGTAACGCTTACGCCAACTGCTACTGATGGAACAAGACTTGGTGGTGTCGCAACTCCTATTGCTGACAACGATGTTGCTACAAAAAAGTATGTTGATGAAGCAGCAGGACAAGTACCAGTTGACCCTAACAAGATGGATAAGAACAACGGTGTAGGCACAGGTAATACATCTCTTGAAAACTTAACCGTAAGTGGCGATACAACACTTGATATGG